ACCGGATGGCCGCGCGATTTTTTTTAGTGGTGGGTCCAGAACGCACGACGATGCAGACTCAAAGCTTAGATAACGCTCCTTTCGCTATAAGTACTTGCGCACTAAGTTTCAAATTGAAACATGTGGGATCCATTGTTAAACGAGTTCCCTGAGACGGTTCACGGGTTTCGTTGCATGCTTGCTATTAAATATCTTCAACAACTGTCTGAGGAATACTCTCCTGATACGGTTGGGTACGATCTAATTCGCGATCTAATTTCTATTTTACGTTGTAGGAATTATGTCGAAGCGTCCTGCCGATATCGTCATTTCTACCCCCGCGTCGAAGGTGCGTCGTCGACTGAACTTCGACAGCCCGTATTCAACCCGTGCAGTTGCCCCCACTGTCCGCGTCACAAAATCACGAATGTGGGCCAACAGACCCATGTACCGGAAGCCCAGAATGTACAGGATATACAGAAGCCCGGATGTTCCAAGAGGATGTGAAGGCCCATGTAAGGTGCAGTCTTTTGATGCGAAGAACGATATTGGTCACATGGGTAAGGTTATCTGTCTATCTGATGTTACTAGGGGTATTGGGCTGACCCATCGAGTAGGGAAACGTTTTTGCGTGAAGTCATTGATTTGCAGGGAGAACATCAAGACCAAGAACCATACGAATTCGGTGATGTTTTGGATCGTGAGAGACAGGCGTCCTACAGGCACCCCCTACGATTTCCAGCAAGTGTTCAATGTTTATGACAACGAGCCTTCTACGGCTACTGTAAAGAACGACCAGCGTGATCGATTCCAGGTTTTGAGGAGGTTTCAGGCGACAGTTACAGGAGGACAGTATGCTTGTAAGGAACAAGTTCCAATTAGGAAATTCTATCGTGTTAACAATTACGTGGTGTATAATCACCAGGAAGCTGGGAAGTATGAAAATCACACTGAGAATGCTTTGTTGTTGTATATGGCATGTACTCATGCCTCTAACCCTGTGTATGCTACTTTGAAAGTTAGGAGTTACTTCTACGATTCTGTAACGAATTAATATTAATAAAGATCGAATTTTATATCTGAATATTGATCCACATACATTGTTTGTTGAATTACATTGTACAATACGTGTTCTACAGCCTTAATTACTAAATTAATTGAGATTACACCTAGATTGTTGAGATACTTGAGGACTTGGGTTTTTAATACCCTTAAGAAAAGACCAGTCTGAGGGTGTAAGGTCGTCCAGATTCGGAAGGTCAGAAAACACTTGTGCACTCCCAGAGCTCTCCGAAGGTTGTAGTTGAATTGGATCCTGATTTTTATTATGTCCATGTTCGTCGTGAATGGACGGTCGTCGTGGCTGAGGATCTTGAAATAGAGGGGATTTGGAACCTCCCAGATAAAGACGCCATTCCTTGTATGAGCTGCAGTGATGCGTTCCCCTGTGCGAGAATCCATGGTTGAAGCAGTTAATGGATAGATAATAAGAACACCCGCATTCAAGATCTACTCTCTTCCTCCTGTGCGCTCTCTTCGCTTCCCTGTGCTGTACTTTGATTGGTACCTGAGTACAATGGTCCTTCAAGGGTGACGAAGATCGCATTTTTCACTGCCCAGTTCTTTAGTGCTGAGTTCTTATCCTCGTCTAAGAACTCTTTATAACTGCTGTTGGGACCAGGATTGCAGAGGAAGATTGTTGGTATGCCGCCTTTAATTTGAACTGGCTTTCCGTACTTTGTGTTGGATTGCCAGTCCCTTTGGGCCCCCATGAACTCTTTAAAGTGTTTGAGGAAGTGGGGATCTACGTCATCAATGACGTTATACCAGGCCTCGTTACTGTAGATCTTTGGACTAAGGTCTAGATGCCCACACAAATAGTTATGTGGACCCAGTGATCTAGCCCACATCGTCTTCCCGGTACGACTATCTCCCTCAATCACTATACTTTGTGGTCTAAGTGGCCGCGCAGCGGCGTCGACAACGTTCTCGGCAGCCCATTCCTCAAGTTCTTCCGGAACTTGATCAAAAGAAGAAGAAGAAAAAGGAGAAACATAAACCTCCACAGGAGGTGTAAAAATCCTATCTAAATTAGCATTTAAATTATGGAATTGTAATACATAATCTTTTGGAGCTAACTCCTTAATGACTCTAAGAGCCTCTGACTTACTGCCTGCGTTAAGCGCTGCGGCGTAAGCGTCGTTGGCTGTCTGTTGTCCCCCTCTAGCAGATCGTCCGTCGATCTGAAACTCTCCCCACTCGAGAGTGTCCCCGTCCTTGTCGATGTAGGATTTGACGTCGGAGCTGGATTTAGCTCCCTGTATGTTCGGATGGAAATGTGCTGACCTGCTTGGGGAGACCAGGTCGAAGAATCGCTGATTCTGGCACTTGTATTTCCCCTCGATCTGGATGAGCACGTGCAGATGAGGTTCCCCATTTTCATGAAGTTCTCTGCAGATTTTAATATATTTTTTTGAAGTGGGGGTTTGGAAATTCTTGATTTGGGAAAGTGCTTCTTCTCTTGTGAGAGAGCACTTGGGATAAGTGAGGAAATAATTTTTGGAATTAATAAGGAACCGCTTAGGAGGCATGTTGACTAAGATAGAGGACCCGATTGACCGCTCTTGCAACTCTCCCCCTGTATATCGGGTCTCAATATATAGTGAGACCCAAATGGCAAAATTGTAATTGTGGGAATAAATTCAAAATCCTCACGCTCCAAAAAGCGGCCATCCGTATAATATT